TTTGATTTCACACTCTCGAATTTCAATCAATGACTGTCCAAATTTCGGGGTACGGATCAGGGGCGGTCGAAATCTCTACGAGGCGGCGCTGCGGAAAACGGCGTGGGGCTTCGTATTGAAAAACGCGGATTCAAACGTTGGAATAGCCCCTGTGCATAAGGAGTGTGATGAATATGGCGAAAGACGGCACCTGCAGAGGTGGTGCTCGCGTTGGTGCAGGCGCAAAAAAGAAGCCTCTCGCCGATAAAATATCAGCTGGCAATCCCGGTGGCAGGAAATTGACTGTGATGGAGTTTTCTGACACAGCAGACCTGCAAGGTCAAGCGATGCCGGAACCGAACAAAATGCTCGAAGCTGTGCAGAAGGACGGCAAGACGCTCGTAGCAGCCGACATTTACAAAAACACATGGCAATGGCTGAATAAGCGTGGCTGTGCGGCACTCGTTTCCCCACAGCTTTTGGAACGCTATGCCATGAGCGTGGCCCGGTGGATTCAATGTGAGGAAGCGGTTACCGAATATGGTTTTCTGGCCAAACACCCCACAACAGGTAACGCCATTCAAAGTCCCTATGTGGCAATGGGTCAGAACTACATGAACCAGACAAACCGTCTGTGGATGGAAATCTTTCAGATTGTCAAGGAAAACTGCACCGGCGAGTACGGCGGAGCGAATCCGCAGGATGATGTGATGGAGCGGTTACTCACCGCTCGGAAAGGCGGATGACATCTATGCTGATAGAGAAGATTCAGACGGATCGGCTCGTTCCCGCCGATTACAATCCTCGCAAAGACCTAAAGTCTGGCAACCCGGAATATGAAAAGTTGAAACGCTCGCTTGAAGAATTCGGCTATGTTGAACCCGTTATATGGAATAAAACCACCTCCCATGTCGTTGGCGGTCATCAGAGATTAAAGGTGCTGCTCGATATGGGTGTTACCGAGGTCGATTGTGTCGTTGTCGAAATGGACGCTGAAAAGGAAAAGGCACTCAATGTTGCACTTAATAAAATCAGCGGCGACTGGGATAAAGACAAGCTGGCTCTGCTGATTGCAGATTTGCAGGGCGCAGACTTTGATGTGTCGCTCACGGGCTTCGACCCCGGAGAAATTGACGACCTGTTTAAGGATTCGCTCAAGGACGGTATCCACGACGATGATTTTGATGTTGACGCGGAACTTGAAAAGCCCGCCGTTACAAAGCTTGGTGATATCTGGCTGCTTGGCCGCCATCGGTTAGTTTGCGGCGATTCCACCAAAGCCGACACCTTCACCGCTCTGATGGACGGGAAGCTTGCAAATCTGGTGGTGACCGATCCGCCGTACAACGTCAATTATGAAGGAACGGCGGGCAAAATCAAAAACGACAATATGGGAAGCGTTGCGTTCTATGACTTCCTGCTTGCTGCGTTTACAAACACTGAAGCAGCGATGGCGCAGGACGCTTCCATTTATGTGTTCCATGCCGACACTGAAGGGCTGAACTTCCGCAAAGCGTTCTCGGACGCAGGCTTTCAGCTTTCTGGGTGCTGCATCTGGAAGAAGCCGTCTCTGGTTCTGGGACGTTCGCCCTATCAGTGGCAGCATGAACCTGTCCTGTTCGGCTGGAAGAAGAAAGGCAAGCACAACTGGTATGCCGACCGCAAGCAGACTACCATTTGGGAATTTGAAAAACCAAAGAAAAATGCCGACCACCCCACCATGAAGCCGATTGCGCTGCTGGCATATCCCATTATGAACTCAAGCCTCACAAACTGCATCGTGCTTGACCCCTTTGGCGGCAGCGGCAGTACGCTTATCGCCTGCGAGCAGTCTGACAGGATTTGCTTTACCATAGAACTTGATGAGAAATACTGCGACGTTATTGTAAATCGGTATCTTTCGCAGGTTGGTGGTGCAGACAGCGTTTCCGTTATCCGCGATGGTGTCACAATGAAATATGTAGATGTGGCTGTCGATGAGTAAACTCACGCTCAGTTGTCTTTTTGACGGTAAAACTGCCCCGCCATGCGTTAGCTTTGTTCTGTCCGGCATTGTGTTATCTACACAAGAAACCGCCGAATAATCGGTACCGTATTCTCCACAGAAATCGCATAAAACCGTTGCTAAATAAGCGGTTTAGAGTGATTAATGTAATACCGAAAAAAGAAAGGCGGTTTCAAAAATGGAACTCAAATACAATGTAACAGGCAACAAACGCAAATCACTGGTCGAAACCATCAGCACAGTGCTGGATGCACCAGCCAACTACCTCGGTGTTCCTACCTTTGCCTACGAGGTCGGCGGTTATCACATTGATAAGGACGGAACGCTTACGGGTCCAGACAACCTTGACTTGGAAGATTCGCTCCATCAAGTGGGCTTTGACGCAGACGGCGACAGTCGCAAGTATGATGAAGCTGACACCTACGAGAGCGGGCTTGGGGGCATGGGTGCGTTTGACGAGTTTCCAGATATTGACCAGCACCACCCCGGACAGTATGTTAATCCCGATGCGCCCATTACCGACACCATGCAAAAGCAATTGGATGAAGTACTTGCCTTTGAGGCCCTCGTTCCCGAATCCGATGAGGACATTGGACTGGTAATTGAAATGCCGCGTTCCTCTTTCACCGATACGGCGCTTGATAACCTCAAGAAGCTGGTCAAAAGCAAAGGCAGCCTTATTAAAAAGGCACTCGGTGTGGAAACGCTCGAACTGGAAATAACCGATGGCGAGGTGCGGTTCCCTTGGTTTGATGACGGCACCAATGCAGATGCAGTCAAGGCTTACACGCATTTTGTGGCTGCGCTCTGCGAGATGGCGAGGATGCAAAAACGTGTCACCGCAAAGAAAAAGGATACCGATAACGATAAATACACTTTCCGCTGCTTTCTCCTGCGGCTCGGCTTCATCGGAGCGGCATACAAAGAGGAACGCAAAATTCTGCTGCAGAATCTCTCCGGCAGCTCGGCTTTCAAGGACGGACAGAAAAAAGGCTTCTCACAGGATGCCCTTGATAAAGCAAAAGCTGGCCCTGCTGTACGCGCCGAAATTAAAGCCATTTTTGGAGGAAACGATAATGACCGAAAAGCAGATTAAACAAATCGAAGGCCAACTGTCGCATGGCGAGAGAATTGACAGAATGTACACAGCCTTTGAAGGCGGCATTCGAGTGATTTCCAAAAACACCGACGGCTGCGAAATCCGCTATAACGTGAGCTTCGATGCCGACGGCAACGCCAGCATCAAGAGATTTTAAGGAGAACGCGGTAATGTGGAAAGAAGGAAGCCTGAAAATTCATGACAGCGTTTTTCATTACTGGATGAAGCAGTATGACCAAGGCTCACAATTCGGTATCGACGGCGGCAGAATCAGCAAGCTGATGCTCAAGCGTAACGGCGAAGTCGTGTGCAACTACGACAGAGGCTGGGATGTGAAACCCACCGACCCTGATGCGGAGCTTGCCCTTGAGCTTTTGCTTCACAGCGAAAATCACTAACCCACACTAATAAGATAACCGAGATTCCGCCCTGCATGGGGCTGCATCTCGTACAGATAGATTTTGATGAACTGCCGACGGCGGTCTTTTATTTTACCCGGGAGGATGCGGCACATGTGCGGAAACTAAGGAAATACAGACCCACACGGTTTAAAGCCACGGATTCCGTTTACGACAAAACCGCCGCCGACCATGCAGTAGCTTTTGTTGAAGCACTCTGCCACACTAAAGGCACCTGGGCAGAAAAGCCCTTCGAGCTCATCGACTGGCAGGAACAAATTATCCGGGATATCTTTGGGACCCTCAAACCCAATGGCTATCGGCAATTCAACACCGCCTATGTGGAAATTCCTAAAAAGATGGGTAAAAGCGAACTGGCTGCGGCTATCGCACTGCTTCTCACCTGCGGCGACTGGGAGGAACGCGCCGAGGTCTATGGATGTGCCGCAGACCGAAATCAAGCGTCCATCGTTTTCAACGTGGCGGCAGATATGGTTCGAATGTGTCCGGCGCTCTCAAAGCGTGTCAAAATACTGGACGCAACCAAGCGGCTCATCTATCAGCCGACCGGAAGTATCTATCAGGTGCTGTCCGCCGACGTCAGCAACAAGCACGGTTTTAACACCCATGGTGTGGTGTTCGATGAGCTGCACACCCAGCCGAACAGAAAATTATATGACGTTATGACCAAGGGCAGCGGCGATGCAAGAATGCAGCCGCTGTATTTTTTAATCACTACCGCCGGGGATAACCAGAACAGCATCTGCTGGGAGATCCATCAGAAAGCGCTTGATATTATTGATGGCAGAAAGCATGACCCTACCTTCTACCCAGTGATTTACGGTGCAGCGCAGGAGGACGACTGGACAGACCCTAAGGTGTGGAAAAAAGCAAATCCCTCGCTTGGCATCACGGTCGGCATGGATAAAGTCAAGGCAGCGTTTGAGTCGGCAAAACAAAACCCTGCCGAGGAAAACAGTTTCCGGCAGCTTCGGTTGAACCAGTGGGTCAAGCAGGCGGTACGCTGGATGCCGATGGACAAATGGGATGCCTGTGCGTTCCCCGTTGATGAAAAGTCACTTGAAGGGCGTGTCTGCTACGGTGGCCTTGACCTCTCGTCCTCTACCGATATTACGGCATTCGTGTTGGTGTTCCCGCCAGAAGATGAGACGGATAAATACACCATTCTGCCATACTTCTGGATACCGGAGGACAATATCGACCTGCGCGTTCGGCGCGACCATGTAAATTATGACATCTGGAAAAAGCAAGGCTTTCTGCAAACCACTGAGGGAAATGTAGTGCATTACGGCTACATTGAGCAGTTCATTGAAGCCCTCGGCGAGAAATACAACATCCGTGAAATTGCGTTTGACCGTTGGGGCGCGGTGCAGATGACACAGAATCTCGAAACACTCGGCTTTACAGTTGTGCCCTTCGGGCAGGGCTTTAAGGATATGAGCCCTCCGACCAAGGAACTGATGAAGCTGACATTAGAGGAAAAGCTCGCCCACGGCGGACACCCTGTACTCCGCTGGATGATGGACAACATCTTTATTAAAAAAGACCCAGCGGGCAACATCAAAGCAGATAAGGAAAAATCCACAGAAAAAATCGACGGCGCAGTCGCTACTATTATGGCACTCGACCGGGCGATTCGATGCGGGAATGATACGGGCAAAAGCGTGTATGACGCACGCGGTCTGCTACTTATATGACAACAACGCACCAGCCATTTACATAGCTGGTGCGTTGTTGTTTATTCATACTTCAAAATCCACTACAGGACCATCTAGAAAGCGAGTAGCAGTTTTTACGCCCCACTCGTTTACAGAACAACGTTCCTTCTGTTGCCGATATCCTAAAACATTTTTGAATACAAATCCCATGAGTGAACCCAAAAATTGACTTTGTTGTCCGGTAAAAGTAAATGTACCAGTGGGATTGTTTTTACGCGCGTAAATGTTGATAAGAGCCTTGACGGGGGGGACACCCATGTCGTTGGTAAATGCAATGCAACTCATGGCAATTGGATCTGAAATTGTGTTCATGCAAAAATTCCAAAGGGCACCTGAACCAACAAAAGGTGCCGCGTTTTTGTAAGTTTTTGCAAAATCCTGATTGATGGTACTAATAATTCGTTGCGTTTTCATATCTATAACCTCCATTTATTTGATGGTTCAATTATATACCTGTTTTATAACGTTGTCAATAGTGTACGTACAAATAAATGTATGTTCAACAATTTTATAAGGAGTGCTATGAATGGGCATTTTATCAGGCATATTTAAACCCCGCGACAAGCCCCAAAACCTAATTAGCAGCACTCTCTCTTTCCTGTTCGGCAGCACAACATCAGGTAAGGTGGTTAACGAGCAAACGGCTATGCAGACCACGGCGGTGTATGCCTGTGTGCGCATCCTGTCTGAAGCCGTGGCCGGCCTGCCGCTTCATATCTACCGATACCGGGCGGACGGCGGCAAGGAACGCATCCCCCAGCACCCGCTGTATTCCCTGCTTCATGATGAGCCAAATTCGGAAATGACTTCATTTGTGTTTCGAGAGACACTGATGGGTCATCTTTTGCTTTGGGGGAATGCCTATGCCCAGATTATTAGGGATGGTAGGGGAAATGTGTTGGCTCTATACCCTTTGTTGCCCGACAAAATGGCGGTTGATAGGACATCAACCGGTGAGCTTTATTACGAGTACCAGAAAGACATGGGGCCCGTAATTTTACGAAGCGATGAGGTGTTTCATATCCCGGGTCTAGGGTTTGACGGCTTAGTGGGCTACTCGCCGATTGCCATGGCCAAGAATGCCATCGGCATGGCAATTGCAACGGAGGAATACGGTGCAAAGTTTTTCGCTAATGGGGCCAACCCCGGTGGTGTTTTGGAGCACCCAGGCATTGTAAAGGATCCAAAGCGAGTGAGGGACAGTTGGAATGCGGTCTATCAGGGGAGTGGTAACGCTCACCGCATTGCTGTGCTGGAAGAGGGGATGAAGTTTCAGCCGATTGGAATCCCGCCAGAACAGGCTCAATTCA